TGAGCATAATGATGATCTATTCTATGAATAGGGCAAGTGAATCCAATATCTCTGAACAGAGGGATATCTATTATCTCTGTTAGTTTAGATGAATCAGCATCTATTTCATTATAAACATAAGAATCTAATACTATTCCTATAGCATTGACTTCACTAGGAATTATATTCCATTCATCTAATATTCTTGTCCAAGCATATATTCCTTCAAATCCAAAGTGCTTTACTTGAAAGTCTCTCTCGAAAGATCTATATTTTAATTGTTCACCGTCAAAGTATGTCACGTTTGAATCGTGAGCACACAAACGAAGTGCTAATAATTTCATGCGACCCTAGGGCTCAAATTTTTACCCGAATTTTTTTTCCGCTATTTTTGTTTTTAAAAAGCGATTTTACATACCAGGCGGTCTGGTAGGGTCTTGCATAGGCATTCCTTGCCCAGGCATTTGATACCCTTGTCCCATACCACCACCCATTCCTGGCATTCCTTGAGGCATTCCTTGAGGCATACCACCCGAAGATTGTTGTCCACCAAACTGTGAGTTCACTCCACCAGCTTGCATCTTGGCAAACCCATGTTCAACTTTGTGGGCTTCTAAAGCCTTTTGTAATTGATCTACCTTCTTCTCTAAATTGCCAACTTTGAAAAGAAGTAAGTCTAATTTATCTTCCATGTTGAGATCTATTCCTAATAATAATTCTGTTGTTCTCATAGTCTGGAATGAAATCTAAAACATCATCCGCTGGCCATTCTAACTCTTCATAAAGAGCATTGAGTCTTTTCATGTCATCCCACAAGTTATTGACATGTTGAGGTTGAGGTTTGTCATAAAACCAATCCTCTTCTGGTTCTAGGTTGCCGTGCATGTTACCTCCCTAGGAAATAGTGGTTGATAATTTCAATCTTCTCATGTGCTTGTGCAATAGCATTGATTTCATTATCTACTGAGGCCATAATATCTGAGTGTTCTCCGATACCTACAGGGTAGGTAAGGTAAACTTCGACATTCTGTTTGTGTTTGGCAATCAAACCTTCGTAGTAGGCGATCTGTGACTTGAGAATGTCATCACGCAAATGAATCATAATTCAACTAGATTGTATTCTTGTAAGTATTTAACAGTATCTGCTGCACCACCAATGGTATAAGCATCAACTGTAACTTGGGGGAAGGTAGATCCTTCTCCGAACTGAGAGAAAAATTGTTTCTTGTCGAAGTCTTCGTCAAGTTTATATTCTACAAAGTTTAGTTCTGCTAATTGTAACACGGAAATAACTTTCTCGCAATAACCACATCCTGATTTTGAGTAAACGGTAAAATTCATGTGTTTTTTAAAAATTCTTTAAGTGATGATTGTAATTGGCCTTTGTTTTCTTTAGGGTAATCCTCTGTTATTCCCTTCATCCTTTTATAATCATTGTGCATCGCCCCCAGATACCATGCTTGTGCCAATTGATGTGGGCCCTCTTTCAACAATCGGATTTGAAATTTCGATAGACCAGCCTTCATCTCCAAATACTCCTGTCTCCACGATGTTCGGTTCTCTTCTGACATCTTGTTCCTCCCAGATTTTTTTGATTTGTTCTGATTGCCTGTCAATATCTCTCATGGTGTTGGCAATTTTGACATCAATCCACTTGCCCTTCAACCATTCGATGAGTCCTAGTGCAAGGTGTTGTACAAATGGGTTCTTGAATTTCTTCTTTACCCATCTCTCGGCTTTATCGTACCAAGGGTCTACGCCTTCCCCGAAGGTCTTTTCAAAGGAGAATTGCACCTATGATAAACCCTTTAGCGAAAGCAATGCACTTCATCTGATAATCTGTAAGACCAAACTTATCTTGAAGTTTCTTTGCCATTTTCTTATCCCATTCCTTTACATGGTACAACGCATGTAAAACAGGATTCATCTTTCCGTGATCTCCGCAAGACATAATCTTATCTTAAAAAAACTATTTAGATTAAATTCTACCATGAAAAACTGTTCTTGACAATGCGAGTGATGGGACTCGAACCCATACTGTAGAGATTTTAAGTCTCCTGTCTCTGCCATTGGACTACACTCGCTGGCGACTCAGGTAGGACTCGAACCTACAACCAACTGCTTAGAAGGCAGTTGCTCTATCCTTTGAGCTACTGAGTCGAATAGGACTACTGGGAATTGAACCCAGTTCACACCGTTATAAGCAGTGGGCATTAACCAATATGCGATAGTCCCTTCGACTCAGTTACTATGACACAAAAAAAGACCCCTGTAAAGGGGTCTTTGATTAGTATTTCTGATCAGAAATTATCCGATTGAAGGTGCTGTTAATGCTACTTCTGTAGTCTCAGCAGATGCCAAGTCTAGTGGGAAGTTGTGAGCGTTACGCTCATGCATTACTTCCATACCAAGGTTAGCTCTGTTAAGAACGTCGCCCCATGTAGGAATGATCTTACCGTTTACATCTACAACTGATTGGTTGAAGTTGAAACCGTTAAGGTTGAAAGCCATTGTACAGATACCCATAGAGGTTAACCATACGCAGACTACTGGGAACACTGCTAAGAAGAAGTGTAGTGAACGAGAGTTGTTGAATGAAGCATACTGGAAGATAAGACGACCAAAGTAACCATGAGCGGCTACGATGTTGTATGTTTCTTCTTCTTGTCCAAATTTGTAACCGTAGTTCTGTGACTCAGTTTCTGTTGTCTCTTTGATTAGAGATGAAGTAACTAGAGAACCATGCATTGCAGAGAATAAAGATCCTCCGAACATTCCAGCAACACCAGCCATGTGGAATGGGTGCATTAGAATGTTATGTTCTGCCTGGAACACGAACATGAAGTTGAATGTACCTGAGATACCTAAAGGCATACCGTCTGAGAAAGATCCCTGACCGAAAGGATACACTAAGAATACAGCGAATGCTGCTGACACTGGAGCAGAGTATGCTACGCAGATCCAAGGTCTCATACCTAGTCTGTATGATAGTTCCCACTGTCTGCCCATGTAAGCAGAGATTCCGATTAGGAAGTGGAAGATTACCAACTGGTATGGGCCACCGTTGTACAACCACTCATCCATAGTGGCTGCTTCCCAGATTGGGTAGAAGTGTAGACCTATAGCGTTTGAAGATGGAACAACTGCACCAGAGATGATGTTGTTACCATACATGAAAGAACCCGCTACTGGTTCTCTGATTCCGTCGATATCGACAGGAGGTGCTGCAATGAAAGCAACGATGAAACATGCAGCTGCTGTTAGCAGGCATGGGATCATGAGTACACCGAACCAACCAACATAAATTCTGTTGTCTGTTGATGTTACCCACTCACAGAACTCAGGCCAACCTTTAAGTAGACCGCCTTGTCTGCGTGTGATATTTGAAGTTGTCATTAGGACGTTTAGTTAAGTAGGGCTCAAAGGGTAGAGCGATACTTTATTTCCACCAATCCCTTCACTAGTGGATATGAGAGACGAGGTATTATACTGCCTATAGGTCTCGGTTTAAGAGCAGTTGTGCATTGGATGGCGATCATTTCGAGTCCATTGCTGAGTGTGTGCAAAACAACACCCTTCCGTTATTTATAGTAACAGAACTTTACATTTCTGTCAAGCGTTCTGACTTTTTCTCTTCAATTCTTTTTAGAAATTCTTCGTCTGGTGTGAAGATCACAGGGCCCTCAAGGACTCTCTCTTCAAGTTCTTCCAGTAGTGGATCTTTTTCAATCATTGGATCTTTCTTTACTTGTTTTCCAGAAATAATTCTCTTCTGATCCTAGTCCATCCCGATCATGGCCATTCTCTACTTGATAGTAGACAGTAGACACCTTAAAGTCAGGGTCTGTTGGTTTCTCAGGAGTCAAACTATTATCATAAATTCTCATTCTATTGTTAGGATACAAAGCGAATTGTCCGTTGTCAAGCTCTATAAGATTATGACTTTTATGCTCTGGTGGTTGTTCACTTGTAGAGTAATCTATTGCATCTACGTCTTGATGATAATTATCTAATGTACAAATATATGTTCCTGTCTGATTACCAAAATCCCTTGTCATAATCTCATAGTGCATAGATCCAATGAACTGTTTCTGCACTGCCACAACACCGTAGTCCATACAGTTCCAGAACTGTAAGTTGTGAAGTGTCATGTCTGGTTCTGGTAACTCTGGTGATGATACGAAGGCACTAATAGGTAACTTATCATACATCGCTGCATAATCAGGCAGATATGTTTCAAAATAAAAGGCACGGCCTGGAATTGACTTTGCGGATACCCA